TGATCTTTAAATGCCAAGTCGATCTCCTCTGGTGTTTCAGCATCAAATTCAAAATAGAATTGATCTGGTATTTGGATGGTTCTTATATATCTCATTAATACACCGCCCTAACGTTAGAGCTGACATTTACGTCTAAACAGGGGTCAATGCAAGTTATACAGACTTGCTCCGCGTCTTGGGTCTTTAGTGCTGTAACAATATAGTGGATTTGTTCAGGTGGTATTTCCATTTGACATCTATCACACATGGTAAACTGGTCTAAACAGTTTTGGCAAACAAATCCCTTAACAGTCGTAGTTTCATAATAGACAATGTGATCTACAGCTTGTTTCTTACAGTTCCAACAAGTCCTGTCTTTAGAGGTGTTAATTTTTAACATGATTAAGCTCCCAATTTGATTTACACGTACAGTACAGCGATTCTTTTAAGGTCTCTGGTGTATCTGCCTTCGGACATCCTTTTTCGTGGCTGTACGGCAAGCGTTTAATGACCTTTTTACCATTTGATGATTGTAACTCGAATGTTATGACGTCCGCGTCAAAAATATCTACAATCCGACCAACCTGATTTAGTAACAGTTGTTTTCCAGTCCTTAAAGGTTGTAGTAACATTAAAAGTATATCTCCTGTACTTCGTTTATAAACTTCTGTCGATCTCCTAAGTCTTCTGCTAATACTGATAATTCATCCTCGATATGAGCCTGTACAATATCCTCTAATTCTTCAATAGGCATCTGCGATACTATCTTATTAACTATCTCAGATATCCCATATTCTTTTATTAGGCTGTTTCTAACTCCATCACTCATAGTCTGCTCGCCTTTTGAATTGCTAATCTTGTTCTCCAGCGGTCAAACGTAGGTCTGCTTATTTCCAACGCTTTAGCTGTGTTACCAACTCCGACTTCCTCAATTAAATTTGGAATTAAAACTTTAAGATCACCAAATTTCTCCTCAGCCATCTCCATTTTGGTTTTTTCTCTTTCTTTTTGGACAGGTGCTTTACTTGCCTCTTTCTTAGGGAGAATAGATTTCTTGTAGTTGCGCCGGTTAAGATGGCTACTCTTTGCCCAAGTTCCAAACCAATCAGTCTCATTTGCAACGCGATATGTTGTTGAACACCTTTTACTACAAAACAACCAGTCCTTTATTCGCCGTTTGAGTCGAGCGTCAGACTTCCGTAGTTCTATTGGTATTTGACAATTAGTACATTGTACTTCTGTCCAATTATTAACACTCCACTTGTCTCGACACTCTTGGTGTGATGCTGGATACCACGCGCCTTTATTACTCGATGTTGTTCTAATAAAATAGCGCATTTCCACAGGATTGTTACAATGTCTACAAATTTTTCTAGGGTCTGGCTTTTGACGCGATGGCACATCAGACAGCCCATGTTTTATTAACAACTGTCTTACTCTTTCCCTAGTAACTCCAAACTCATCACCGATGGATTGTAGTGTTCGATATTCGTTTCCACTAACTGCTTTAACTAGCGCAGTATAGGTTACTTTCCTGTTAGGGTATTTATCCTTCAATTTGAAATAAGTCATTCATTCTCCTTTTTAAATATATCGTCATTAATCTTTTTAAAATGTTGTTTGATTAACTTTGGATCATCTTTTGTTTGTTCCTGTCCGCTAAAATACTTCCGCTCTATTATGTTTAGATTGTTGTCTATTAAATAAACGCCATTGTCGCCATTGTCGCAATCCATTCTATCGACTAGGCCAACGCCTATTGATAAAGTTCCACCAAAAAAGTTGCCTATCATTTGTGCTAATCTAGCTACGCCATAATCATCGCCTCTAACCCCATACTCCCTAGCAACCTCTAATAATGGCTCTACGGTGTTTCTACCGCCATTCCAGTGTAAATATATACCTACTGGATTATCTTCAAACTCTAATACTGCTCTGTTACCCATTGTTTACCTCTGTAACAGACTCTACATAAATGTCGCCTGAGTTCTCTATTAACTCGCCTGTGTTGCCTTCGTAAAGGCCTTCTTCTACTTGTGCTTGCGCTTCTTGTTGTGAGTCTGCCGTCACCTCGTGTCTATAATGCTCAACGAATTTAACGATCACTTCATATTTAGGCATTTAAAACACCCCCATTATGAAAGCGTTTTCCCTGTCAGGATCATCGACTTTTATAACTACTGTTTCGTTGCTTAAATCGTCAAGCGTTTTTATTTCTGGTTTACCATAATCGGATTGAAATTCTTTTATGCTGTCATACTCGCTAAAATCGCAAGCAATCGCAACGCGGTCAAATTCTAACTTCTCGCCGGTATCATCCTCTAAATTTTCAAGATACTCATATAAAGCGAGTAAACCAGTATAACTAAAATTGTTCTTATAGGTGTCTGACCACCCATTAGCACCCCTGAACGCGTCAAGAAAATCTGATTGTGTCATTGTGTAATACATTGTTTACCAGTCCCTACGACCGTCATAGTTATCCCAATATGATTGCTCTTGGTATGCCGTCATTTCCTCATCGGGTAAATGATCGAAATTATTAGTATTTAAAGGCATAGACTCAGCCTGATATTCGGCCTTTGGATATTCCTTCTGTGCATCTTCAAGTGTTCCAAATTCTTTTAAAATGACTGGATAAGATTGTCCAGCATTAAAGCTCCATCGGTCATATTCTCGCATCTCAGATACTTCCCACACTGGAGGAAAATCTTCATCTGTAATTTGTGTTATAAATTGGTCTTTCATTCTTTCTTTACTCCTTGTTATATAAATTTTTCGCTCGCTGACCGCAAGTCATTCCACGAAACATGTGCTGGTTTGTAGTCGTTAGTTATCCTGTCTCGTAATTTTGGGTACTTTGATCTTTGCTCTGCAATTTTAGGTAATAAAGTTGTTTCGTAATGTATTTGCCATTCAGTTTTACTNATACCTAACTTGTTGAGTGGTATACAGTCAGTTCCGCATACACATTTAACGAACCCCAATTTACTATCAAGAGCCGATTCTCCAACGTCTAAAATAAGACGCTTTAAAGCTCTGACGTTTTGTTCCTCTCTTTTAAGCACTTCATTCATCTGTTTTTGTTGTTTAGTGAAGTTCCTTTTTTTAGTTCTATAAGCCATTGATTTATTTACTCCTATAATAAAGCCACCGCGTTTTGGCGGTGGCCTTAACTTAAAATTTATATGAATCTAATCTTTCTTTATATGTTGTTTTTATAAAGTCCCAATCTCTATTGCAGTCAACGACAGGCATTCCACTTGGTATATATTTATCACTACGCTTTATTTTGTAGCTATACGGTTCTGTCATAGGTGAATTAACCCCATCAAAAATTTGACGTATCTTCTTCCAATCGTGACCGCTTTCGGTTTTAATCTGGACTTCGTAAACTAGTGCCATTCAATACTCCTTTGTTTTAATTAATCTATCCACTCCGATATTCAGTTGTGTTTTTTCTAATGTCTCTTAGTTCCTTTTCGTGTTTTGTCTTAACTAAATACAGAGTAACATCAGTTTATATTTCTTGTCAAGTCTTTCAACTCTTTTGCTTTGAAAAGTNCGGCGCAAAGAAAAATTAATCCCTTAAATCCATACAATGNCAATCCAACTTCAACATATTAAAAATCTCAATCTCCTCAACCAATATAAGAGATTCAATACAATACAAAGAATAAAGAATAGCCCTGAAGTCTTTAGCTAATTCAGCCCTCTGTTTTTCGTCTAAAGTACCATTACTATAGTCAAGTTTAAAATGCTTCTCTAATGTCCTCTTAGACGCCTCTATATTGGATTCTTCTATTCTCATTAGTTGACTCCTATGAATTACTTAAATTATGATTATTGATTAATTGAATAATGTTCTCAGATAATTGTTGGTCATTTTCCTGTTTAATTCTGAGAGCCTTATAATATAGTTCTTTATTGATATAGATGTCTTTACACAGTAGGACTGCAACCCTGTCTGCTTTAACCGTACGGAGCATTTCTAATGATTCTAGCTGTACTGGTTATATTAACTAGGGTATTTCTTGCTGTATCGTAGTCATATCTTGGGTTAGAGTGTTGTTTAGTTGGATAATATTTCTTTACGCCCGTTCTACCCATAAATTCCCTGATCCTAAAGCCAGAGGCATATACAGGGTCTGGTATTACTGAGAGTATATAGAATAGCCTGCCACTGGTTTGTTTGATTTGCCTGTGCATTTCCTGATAGCCAGTTGCAGTATTTGCTATTGTAGTTAATTGTTGGGTCATGTGATAAAAAGTAACATTACCTATTATCCCTGTCAAGTATTTTGCAGGTCTTTTTCATTGGGGTTTGACACGTATGCCCACAAGCCTTATAATGGAGTCTCATGTTTATGTCGTTAATGTGAATTGATTTTGGGTTTTGTTATTCCCATTATTAGGGGAGTAGAGCTATCAAGCGAGTCCTGCTCCTTCAAAACATATTAACCGATATTCCTTTCAGGTATGGTTAGAGATAATAAGCGTGGCGGTTTAAAGTCTCTAACCATATTGCTTGACATATATACCCACAACCCTTATAATTGTAAGTGAGATACATTAAATTGTATCCATAAGAAAAGTATAGCAAAGTTTAGACAAGAAAGGAGTTTTTAGAAAAGTTCAGAAAATAGCAAAGTATTCGCCAGTTAGATCATGGTCAAATTCCACCCTACCCAAAATTGAATCAGTTATTGTGAAATTAATCACATAGAACAAATGTGCTACGAGTTTTACATTTGGACAGGGGATGTTCTTTGTAACGTTAATCAATGAGTTTCTTGCTGGGCTACCTTGTCTTCTCTCTACTTCATCATTCCTTAGCTTGTTCTACTATATTATAACAGCATGCAAGTATAAGTGCAACAATATATAGCTATTTTCCAGCTATTTTGATTAATTTTATATGTGAAATAAATCACAGATTTAGCTTTCCCGTACAGCGTTTTTTATTCTGTGTCAGGTGCAGGCCGATCCCCAAATTTTTTAATTTTGCTGTGCGTGGATTGTAGTCAGTAAATTTGAGCATAAAATAAGGCCACCGTTTTTAGGCGATGGCCTTACTAATTATTCATTTGCACTCCTTGTACAGCAATTCTTTTCGTCTCAATATACCAACCATACCAGTGCTAGGATAAACGTTGCTCTATAAGCTTCCTATTTCTATCTGCCATTCGTTACCTATGTAATCCACATCCGTCATACCATCTGCAGTCGAAGTATTCGTAGGTTCCACCATTATCATTTAGTTCATCACGCGCTTGTCGTAACGTTGCCGCTCCACCTAAGAGTGCTTTACCTAAGCGTATAATAGTTTTGTTTGAATACTCTACTACCAGACTCGTAGGAGTACATTCCAGAAATTCAAGGGTTCCGGTTAGGGTACCATAATCACTGTCTGTCCATTCTATTGTATCCCCCTCTTCTAAACCTAACTGTTCCACCCTTTCCACAGTATGGTATGAGCCCTTGCATATTTCTATACCATTTGGAGCAATCCATTCATTGCTGGTTTTATTTATATACATATTGTCACCTCATTATTTTTATTGAGCTTCCTAGACTGCCGATTGACCTTGTATCTATCACCTGATTAATTACTTAGTTTTATAATAGTCTTTAGCTGTTAAACCCATGCCATCAAGATGATGGTTCAAACCGTGATAAGTTATATCAACTAAAGGTGTTCGTTCATAATGCCATCTATATTTTGCCTTTTCCAGACTCCAATTAAGCGGTTTATGATTCTCTAAATATGCCTTGGTTTCCTTATCATGCTTAACATAGTATGTTGTTTTTTTACCTGATAAGATTGTACTATCTTTCCTACCATCTACCCAAAAGTATTCTCGCCAAGTCACTTCGTCACCATCTTTGAAATCCTCGTGAAAGATTTCATTTTCTTCACCACAGACTCCACAGAATTTGTTTTGTTTTTTATCCATAATGTTCCTCTCTTTCCTTTCGGAGATTAAGGTAACAGATACAAAGTCTTTCGATCTCATATTCAGTTGTTAAGTTACTCTACATACAATCTTAGCATCATGGCTTTTGAATGTCAAGCGTTTATTGAAATTAGAGACAAATAAGTAAAACTTGACAAAAGATTTGACTCATGGTAAAATCGGGGTTGTGAAATTTATCACAATCCCTAGAACATTTGTTCGAAAACATATTGTGAAATAAATCACAAACTTTAGCATATATGTTCTAAAACATTGTGACAAAAATCACAAACTTTTACAGAACGTTTGTTCTATACATAATTAGAACATTTGTTCGTTTACTAACACATTAAAGAAAAAATGTCAAGCTTGGAGGGAGGGGGTTTGGAGGGGAGGGAGGAGAGAGATGGGAGGGAGGAGAGGGTATGGAGGGGAGGGGCAAAGCCTTATGGGAGGGAGGGGCAAATCATATGTCATGGAGGGCCGGGCATCATATCCTGTGGAGGGAGGCTGGAGGGGAGGGGCATTATATCTTGTGGAGGGGAGGGGCCTACTCATACAGGGGAGGGAGGGGAACCAAAGTGTTTATGGAGGGGAGTATGGAGGGAGGGGGGATCATTGTGGAGGGGAGGGGCATATATATAGGGCCTACCCCACCCCACAGTTCAACGCACAGGCCTTTAAATTGTTTAGCAATACCATAGCATAGGCAAGCCCGTAAACGTTGCTCTACGTGGATGCTAATTTAATAATGCCATAATCGTCTAGGTATATAGTATTTATTAAAGTCAGCATTACTATCAAGAATACCAACATCAATAATAATTTGTTTCAATGCTAGTGCTAACTTTGGATGTGATATTTCAAGTGTTTTGAAATCCCAAAACCCCGTTCCATATTTTTCTAAGTGCTGCATTATTTTTGTATATAGTCTTTTGTTATTCATTTTGTTTACCTCGTGAATATGAAAATTGAACATTATTTTTCTTAAGATTTTTAATAGCTATTCCGCCTACTGATCCTTTAGGTTGCGAGCCATGAATAAGCAAACCGAAAGATTTATCACTTGTTATGGCTTGCCGCTCATTGTAGTCGATTATCAAATTTTTAGTCGCTGCTTCCTGTTCAGAATAAACTACCGTAGCTGACCGCAATTTATATTCGTCAATATACTTGTCGAATTTGCCACCACGACTGGCGATAAATTTAAAATTTCCGGGTATTGGTGGACTAACTCCGTTTAAGCTATTAACCCACCACTGCAGCCGCTTTGTATAGGCGTAAAACAGTATTGATTTATTCTTTCGAGCTGTAGCTAAAAACGCTTGGAAATATCTTTCATTGAAAAAATCGCCGCTAGTGTGGCACCGGATAAGACGCGCTTTTTTTGGTATTGAACTGCTTATTAATTCAATCATTTCGTTAGTATGCAAATTCTTAAGCTGATTATAATTGTGCCAAACGCTATTCCGTAAATTAGTATGTAAGGCTTCTAGGCTTGCGCTATAGCAACGAAATTTTGTGTTTTTGCCATCTACTATTCTAATTTTATCCGTTTTTTTATGCGCAAAAGATAAGCATATATCCGCCGCGCCTAAGCAAGTATAGCCAGACGGTAGGCCGATACTAAAAATGCTATTAACTGGATAATCTGACCACTCCGCAATTTTCCGTAGTTTACTATTTGCTTTTGAGAATTTAAGTTTGTTGTTCATATTTATTCCTGTAGTAAAGCCGCCGTTTTTAGGCGGCGGCTTTATTGTTTTTAACCTATCTAACTTTATGAATCAAGCCATTAACAATTGTTAATTCTGCAAACCATTTACGGATCATTGGATCAGGGCCGACTACTGCATAGGTGCCATCACCTATATATTCTGGCCCAAAAAAACTAGTCTCAATAAAATCTGGCTTAGTGCCGACTGCTTGTTTCAATTCTTTTTTAGTTTTGAATCCTGATATTCCTAACATATTAATTTTCCCCTTTATAAAGCCACCGCCGGAGCGGTGGCCCTAACTTGATTGATCGGCCNGTTGTTTNATGTCTTTGCACCTCCTTTCCCCGTGTCGGTATTACGGAGTATCTGGCATATCGTCAATAACATTTTTAAGGTTAGCCATGATTTTAGCTCTATTCCCTTTCCACCCAAATTTAGATTTTGTAATGGCTAGCGCACTTCTGCTTCTACTAGTCAGTTTAAATCCCTTTATCTTGCCTTCTAACTCCATACCTTTATATAAAGTTATGAGTCTTGCTTTTTGAATCTGGTTTCCAGTTAATGCGAATCCGTTCATATTGATCACTCCTATTGTGTGGCATGTCGATGCCTGTTTTGTATATAACCATTATAACACCATGGCGCATATTTGGCTACAACTAAAGTGCTATAATATTGAAATTGAATTGCATTTAAACTATTGCCATATTCAAAAGAGTATGCTATAATTCGCTCTGTGATATTTTTCACAATCATTTTTCGATCCTCGCACAGCGATTTTTTTCTTGGGTCAGAACCAGCCCTGTCCACATTTTTTTTATTCTTGCTGTATGTTGATTT